AACATCCCGCTTGAGCAGGCGCTTGCAGCGGCCGGCGGCGCAATGGGCGTTGCCACAGGCGCAGCAGGCGAGGCGGCAGCAGCAGCCAACGCAGGTGGCTCCGACATGACCGCAGGCGGGGCACAGGCGGGGCAGACGTGGATAGCCGGCTTCCTAGCCACAGCGGACGGCACGCAGCTTGTGGCGGGCATCGTGGGCAAGCTGCAAACGGAAATGCCGAAATTCTTGGAGGCGGGCAAGGGCGCGGGCACGCAATGGGGAGCAGGGTTTATGACGACGGTAGAAAGCGGCATCGCGACCCCGCTGATTAACCTGCTCGTCACGTTGGTCACACCCGGCATTATGGCGCAGATGGCAGCGGGCAAGTCACAGTCAGAGGCACCGCAATGAGCACGTACACGCTACACCACGGCGATTGTTTGGAGGTGATGCAGACGCTAGACGCGAACAGCGTCGATACGGTTGTCACTGACCCGCCATATGGTTTGTCGTTCATGGGTAAGCATTGGGACCACGGCGTACCGGGTGTGGACTTCTGGCGTGAGGCGTTACGTGTGGCCAAACCGGGGGCGATGCTGCTTGCGTTTGGTGGCACGCGCACGTTTCACCGGCTGACCGTGGCCATAGAGGACGCGGGTTGGGAAGTGCGGGATGTGGTTAGTTGGCTGTACGGTAGCGGGTTCCCGAAGTCACTCGACATCAGCAAGGCGATTGACAAGGCGGCGGGGGCTGAGAGAGAGATTGTAGGCGAATCGCCATACAACGCACGCCGCCCCAACGAAGGCGCAACGGGCAACGGGACTTACACCCAAGGCGGCTATAAGGCTTATATCACTACCCCCGGCACCGACGCAGCGCGTTTATGGGATGGTTGGGGCACGGCGCTTAAACCCGCGTGGGAGCCTATCATCATGGCCATGAAACCGCTTGACGGCACGTTCGCGGAGAACGCCGCCAAGTGGGGTGTCGCGGGGCTGAACGTGGACGGGGCGAGGATTGAAGTTACGCCAGAAGATGCAGAATTTACTATTGCGCGCGCGGGTTACAAAGACGGCGCAAATCATATTAGCCAAGCGGGAGCAGACAATAACGGGCATGTATTAGGGCAGGTTTACGGTAAATATGGCGCTAGGCCGCATAACAAGTTGGGGCACGTCGCAACTGGCCGTTGGCCGGCGAACCTGCTGCTAGACGAGGATGCAGCGGCGGCGTTGGACGCGCAGAGTGGGGAACGGCCGGGCGGCGCTTTTCCTAAGTTGAATAGCGATTTTACGGGGCAATCAAACATAACTTTTCGCAGTGGCGAGACAAGAGACGAACGAATTAACCTTGATTCTGGTGGCGCTAGCAGGTTCTTTTACTGCGCCAAATCGTCGCGTTCTGAGCGTGGGCAAGATAACGCACACCCCACGGTGAAGCCCATCGCCCTCATGCGCTATCTTGTTCGCCTGACCTCCACACCAACGGGCGGCGTGGTGCTCGACCCGTTCATGGGCAGCGGTACGACGGGCGTCGCGTGCATGTTGGAGGGACGTTCGTTCGTCGGCATCGACAAAGAAGCCGAGTACGTCGAAATCGCACGGCGCAGGATTGCGGCGGCTGAATTGCCGCTGATGCGGGAGGCGGCAGACTAATGGCAATAGTAGCACCCGTACTAGCAACATACACGCTACCGCTACCGAACAAGTATCGGCAGTACTTCGGCTACCGCGGCGGCACTAGCATCATGGCTGACGGCAGCATGACGACGGACCTCGTTAGCACTAGCACCAAGTTGCGTTGGGAGATGGGTTGGGACTGGCTGACGCAGGCGCAGTGCGTGACGTTGCAAAACGCGTTCGGCAGCATCAAAAACGCAAGCGGCGCGTTTACCGACGTGGATAACGGCAGTTACACGGTGACGCTGGACGACGGTTTTTTGGAACTCGAATTTGAGATGAAGAAAATCGCGGGCAATAACCAACGCTACGCGGCGACGTTGAAACTGAGGCAGGTATAGCCGTGCCCCGCACTATCGCGTATCGCCTCTATATCGCTTGGAATGGCAGCACGTATGTGGACGAATCCTCGCGCCTGCTGCAAGCGTCGGGCGAGAACCGGCTAACGTCACCGGACGCAATCGCGGCGGGGCGTGGCATTGTAGACCGCTGCACGCTGGAACTCGACAACCGCGACGGGCGCTATAGCCCCCTGAACAGTAGCGGCGCGCTGTACGCCAACATACAGGCAGGCGGCGCGTATAACCGGCCCATGTACCTAGAGGTAAGCATCGACGGCGGGAGCAACTATTACAAGGTGTTCACGGGCGTAATCAAGATTCCGCAGGAGACTACGCCGACGCCAACCAAGCCCGCGACGGTGACGATTGATTGCCGCAGTAGCGATGAACTGCTACTCGGCAGGCGCATGAGCACCACGCTTGCCGATATGCTGATGATGCACGACGGCGGCTATACCGAAGGCGATGTAATCAATTATTGGGTGCAGTTGGCAGGCAAGAGTGCCACGGCTGACGATGGCGTGTTTGTCATCCCGTGGGCGTGGATGGATGACGAATCGGCGCTTGAGGAAATTTGGGCGCTTGCGTCGGCGGCAGGCGGGCGATTCTACTGCGACCCTGACGGCGTGTTTCGGTACGAGGACATGACGCACTGGCTCAAGTCGCCGCATACCACGTCGCAAGAGACATTCACCCGCGCCGATTTTAGCGAGTTGCAGCCCATCTACAGCGATAGCGAACTCTACAACAGTGTCGCGGTAGAGGCATCAGCGCGCGTCATGGGTGCGGCTGACGTGCTGTGGGAACCCGACGAGCCTGTGACCATCCCGCCGAGCAGCACCAAGGCAATTACGTGCCGCTACCGCCAACCCGCCTACAGCGCAAATTTCCCCAGTTGGAAGGCAGCGACCGCGGGCGGGATTGACAAGACAAGCGACGTTACCGTCACCGTCACGGCGTCATACGTGCAGCGCATGGAAATCAGCATCACCAACGCCGCCACGGAAGCCGTCACCCTGCACCCGTTCAACTTGGCGGGCGTGGCGCTCACGGGCGGGCCGACGCAGGAGGAAACGCGCACCAGTGCCGCCAACGGGAGCAACAACACCTGGTGGACCTCGCGCGGCACGACACGCAGCAAGGCGATTCGCGGCAACGCCTACATACAGACACGCGCGCAGGCGGGCACGTTGGCGCATTTCCTGTTGCGGCGCAGCGAAGCCCCCCGGCTAACGTACAAGCTCAAAGGCTGCCCCGGCAAGAGCAGCAGGCGGTGCGGGGACCTGGTGACGATTAACGACACGGCGATTATGAGCAGCGCGAGAAATGCTTTTATCTCTGCCATCAATTGGAGACTAACGCAAAACGGCTTTACCCAGGATATTGAGGCGCTAGATGCCGCAAGCCTCTACCCGTATCAAAGCGAAGGTTATTTTTTGATTGGAACAAACAAGCTAGGTGCCAGTGGAACCGGAACCGCTCGAATATTCTATTGAGACTTCACCAGTATGAATCATGTGATGGCACTGAACGCAGACAGGGATAACGTCCAACCAATGCTCAGGAGCATAGCTCCAATGGTGGTAATTTTCTGCCTTCTCGCCGCAGACGCTGCAAGTTCTAGTGGACACTCTTGGCAGCGTACCCTTGGCGACGGCGTGCATCACGGCATTCTTGGCGTTGCGCTTGTCTGGATTGTCGGTACTGTATCGCACCTGGCAGGCGACAATTTTTTCAGGATGATTTTCCTTGTGTTTCCTGCTAATAGCGCGGCGCTTATCTATGTTTTCGCGACCCCATTTGCGTTGGTACTGCGCCATGCAAGTCTTGCACCAAGAGAGGTAGCCATCACGATAACGCTTGTTTGGCTGAAACTCCGAAACCGGCTGACATACTCCGCACTTCGTACAAGTCTTGGTTTCCACTTTGCCTCCAATAACAACGCCGCCAGTGCTTCACACGTGATGTTGTCTAGGCAACACGTAGTGCACCGGCGGCGCGGTTATCAGTATAACACGTGTGCGTGTTGCCTAGACAAGTCTGATTATAGCACAGAGAGGGTGATTTAGCAATGCCGTACACGACGATCCCGACGTTGTCAGACGGGAGCATCCTGACAAGTTCATGGTTAAATTTACTAGCAGATAATGCTAACTATTTGAACAGCTTAGGCGGCGTGCCCAACTTGGCGTTTTCCCATGTCGCTACCTCGACAGGGCAGAGCTTGTATTGGCACATCAGGCACCGTCACCGATATTTGTACGTGCTAGTGTCCTTCGTGAATAACGCCGATTACTTCAATGTCAA